AACTGAAACAACTGAATATGAGGAGGTTGAGTATGACTGAACAACTTAATTTATATCAAAAAATAGCAGATGTTAAGGCAAATATTGATGGCTTTACCAAAGACACTAAAGGTTACAACTATTCATATGTGAGCGGATCGCAAGTGTTACACAGAATCAGAAACAAGATGATTGAGCATAATTTATTACTTGTCCCTTATACAGAAAACGAAGAAGTAACTGAAACTACAAATGCAAAAGGCAAAACAGAACACATCGTTAAATTAAAACTAACATACACATGGATCAATGCAGATAAACCTCACGAAGTATTAGAAGTGCCATTCTTTGCAATAGGACAACAAGACGACGTATCTAAAGCGCACGGAACAGCACTCACATACGCAGAGCGTTATTTCTTAATGAAATTCTTCAATATTCCGACTGACGAAGATGACGCAGACGCAAAACAAAAACAAGAAAAGTACAACAAAGCAAGTAGTCAAACAGTAGGCGTTCTAAAGAAAGAAGTACTTAACTTCATTGACCTTATGAAATCACTAGACAAAGAAGTATCACAGCAACAAGTTGAACAAAAATTTGGAATACAAAATTACACATCAATGACTGAACAACAAGCAGTAAACACAATTTCTAAAATACAAAACATGGCAAATAAGTATAAGGAGAATTCGAATGACTAATTTAACTATTTTAACAGGACGTATCACTAAAGATTTAGAACTTAAACAAGCAGGACAAACACAAGTAACTAACTTCTCTATGGCTGTAGATAACCCATTTAAAAAGGATGACACATCATTCTTTGACATCGTAGCGTTTGGTAAAACTGCACAACTATTAAACGACTATTGCGGTAAGGGGAGCAAAGTTTTAATCGAGGGCAACTTGAAGCAAGACCGTTTCCAAGATAAAGAAGGCAACAATCGTTCAGTAGTACGAGTGATTGCAAATAGAATTGAATTCTTAGATAGCAAAGGTAACAACCAACCTCAAAAACAACAAGAACATACTACACAGACAAAAAGTAAAAATCCATTCGCAAATGCAACTGGACCTATTGACATTACCGATGATATGTTGCCGTTCTGATTGGACTGATTAGATGGTAGTAATTAAAAACTACATTACAGAAGATGACGGTACAACGACTGTAGTCATCAAAGGAGTAGAACTAGATAACAAAACATCTTTACTTTTAGACAATGGTTACGAAGTAGAAGCAGATGTAAGAGTTGTAGATCCATTCAAGATTACAGATAAGCAGCGCAGAAAGATATTTGCTCTCTGTAATGACATAGAAGCTTATACAGGACAACCTCGTGACTATATGAGGTATCTGTTCATGGATTACGTAGAAGTCCTCTACGGCTATGAAAAGCGCCTCTCATTGAGCGACTGCACAAGAGAACAAGCTAAACAAGTTATAGAAGTTATTCTCGACTGGGTGTTTCACAACAATATACCACTTAATTATAAGACGAGTGACTTACTCAAAAATGATAAAGCGTTCCTTTATTGGTCAACGGTCAATCGTAACTGTGTAATATGCGGAACACCACGTGCCGAACTTGCACATTATCACGCAGTAGGTCGAGGACGTAATAGACGAAAGATAGATCACACAGACAACAAAGTATTAGCGCTATGTTCAAGACATCATAAAGAGCAGCACCAAATAGGTATAGATAGTTTTAATGAGAAATACAAATTACATGAAAGTTGGGTGTCCGTAGATGAAAGACTCAACCGAATGTTGAAAGGAGAAATAAATGGCTGAAGTATCGTGGATTAAATTAAAAGTCGGAATGTTCGATGATAGCAAAATCAAGTATATAGAAGCACTGCCAGAACGAGATACAATCATCACTTTATGGGTTAAGTTGCTGACATTAGCTGGAAAGTATAACGAACAAGGATACATTATGTTATCCGAAAGTCTACCCTATAACGAAGAAATGTTAGCTAACGAATTTAATAGACCTATCAATTCAATAAGATTAGCGTTACAAACATTCGAAAAGCTAAGCATGATTGAGGAAGTGAATGGTGTCTTTAAAGTATCTAATTGGGAAAAACATCAAAGCTTAGATAGTAAAAGTAAGCATAGAGAAAAGAATCGACTTCGACAACAAAGATATAGAGAAAGACAAAAACAACTAGAGAATAACGTTACAGTAACGTCACGTAACGATACAGAAGAAGAATTAGAAGAAGAATATAAGAATAAGAAAAAGAATAAAGAAGATAGAAGTGACGACGTCTTTAAAAACTCAATTAATTACATCATGAATAACCTTGATAAAAACTTAACTCCTCATCAGATGGAACAGATAGGATATGCCATTGATGATATCGGAGAACATGCAGATGAAGTTGTTGAGATAGCTACTGATTATACAAAAGACAAAGGTTGTCATGCAGGTTACCTAATCAAAGTGTTAAACAACTGGGCTAAAGAGAACGTTAAGAATAAAAAAGAGGCTGAAAATAAAATTAAACCTAAAAATAAAAAATCTGTAACAGATGATGTAATTGCTCAAATGGAGAAAGAGCTAGGAGATGAAAGTTAATGCCTATGACTAAACAACAAGCCCTAGAAGTAATTAAAACAATTAGACATGTATACAACATTGACTTTGACAGACCTAAATTAGAAACATGGGTCAACATTTTGAGCCAAAATGGGGATTATGAACCGACTAAAAAAACAGTAATGCAATATATCAATGATGCTAATCCTTATCCACCTAGTATTCCAAACATAATGAGAAAAGAAGTCAAAGTCGTAAAAGAAGAGCCTGTCGACGAAAAAACTGCTAGACATCGTTGGAGAATGAAAAATGATCCAGAATATGTAGCACAACGCAAAAAGATATTAGACGACTTCAGAAAGAAGTTAAGTGAGTTTGGAGTGAGTGACGATGAATGAACGTCATGAAATCGAAAGTACAATCGTTGCTAGTTTACTTCAAAAACCGGACATAATTGATAAGTTACGTGTGAGACCGGAAATGTTCTCACATGATGGTATGAAGTCATTTATGGAATATGTATTCGAAGTCGGTAAGGTAGATCATAACGAAATCTATTTAAAAACCACAAAAGATAAGTCATTCCTAGATATGGACATCATTTCAAATTTGTATAACTCAAAATTTATAGGTTACGGATTCTTTGAAAGATATCAACAAGATTTGCTCAATCTTTATCAAATAGAGCGTACGCAAAACGTATTACAAGAATTCAATTCTGACCCAAATATACAAAATTTTGATGAAATGCTTAACAAACTACAAAAGGTCAGTTTAATTAGTGTAAGTGAAGAAAGTGGGACTAAAAAAATTGTAGATCACTTTGTCGAAGAATTATATAGCGAAGAACCAAAACAAAAAATCAATACAGGTTATAAACTGGTGGATTACAAAATAGGTGGTTTAGAACCTACACAGTTGATTGTAATCGCTGCGAGACCGTCAGTAGGTAAAACGGGGTTTGCGCTTAATATGATGCTTAATATAGCGTCTCAAGGCTATAAAACTTCATTCTTCAGTCTAGAGACAACTGGCGTGTCTGTATTGAAAAGGATGTTATCAGCAGAAACTGGGATAGAACTAACTCGTATCAAAGAAATTAAAGATTTAGAACCGGATGAATTAACACGTTTAACAACTGCAGCAGACAAAATACTCAAACTTGATATAGATATACACGATAAAAGCAATATTACTACACATGATGTACGTAAACAAGCGATGAAAAACAAAGATGTGCAACAGGTTATCTTCATTGACTACTTACAACTTATGCAGACAGACAGTAAGTTAGATCGTCGTAATGGTATCGAAAAGATATCGCGAGATTTGAAGATTATTGCAAATGAAACAGGTGCAATTATTGTGTTGCTATCTCAATTGAGCAGAGGTGTAGAAACAAGAAATGACAAAAGACCTATGCTATCTGACATGAAAGAAGCAGGTGGAATTGAAGCAGATGCAAGTTTAGCTATGTTGTTATATCGAGATGATTACTACAACCGTGATGATGTTGATGACTCAGGCAAGTCAATTGTTGAATGTAACATCGCAAAGAATAAAGACGGAGAAACAGGTGTAGTTGAGTTTGAGTATTACAAGAAAACGCAGAGGTTCTTCACATGAAAGTAGTTGAATATCAAAAGTTGTTAGGCGTTATGTATCGAGAAGATTATCAAAACGACCCATTAATAGCTAAGACGCTTATTGAGTCAGGCTGGGCAGTTAAACGTTTGTTAGAAAACAAAACGATATCACCATTTGACGAATATGAAAAAGTTCAGGAGTTAATCATGAATGAAACGAAGTGGAGGCAACCAGATGGGACTTATCGACGGACTTAAAAAGCAATACACGTTATATCAGATTGACGGTTGGGAGATGTGCAGTGTAACGCCGTTAGGAGAAGATACATTCAAACTAGGTAACTATGCAGGCATACACTTTAGAAACACATTCTCAGGAACAGTAACGAAAGATGAACTAGAAAAACTGAAACGTAAATACAAGTTGTTCAGAAAAGAAGAACTGCAACAGCAAATGACAATTAACGAATTATTATTTTGAGGTGGAGCATTGAGTAAATACAATTCTAAAAAAGTTGAATAAACAGGTTTTGTGTTCGACAGCAAAATTGAATGCGACTACTACCAATATTTAGAACGTAACTTAGGTAAGGGATATGACCATATAGAGTTGCAACCTAAGTACGAATTACAACCTAAATTTGAAAATTTCAGATCTATTAACTATGTAGCAGATTTTGCTTTATGGAAAGATGGCAAGCTAATCGAAGTGATAGATGTAAAAGGTATGCCTACTCCAGAAGCCAAAATAAAATCAAAGATATTTAGATATCAAAACAGAGAAGTACCACTCACGTGGATATGTAAAGCGCCTAAATACACAGGTCAAGAGTGGATAACGTATGAAGAACTAATCAAGGTACGCAAAAAACGTAAGAAGGAGAAGATGAAGGATGGTAAAGATTAAAAAGAAAGTTGAAATGACATTACCAGAATTGATTGAGTGGGCTTGGAAGAATGGTGTTAAAGAAAAAGCATTTTATAGCAATATTGACAGAGGTTCTGTGTATTTTGACATGGTGCAAACAGTGTCGATAGAGTATTCAATCGTTGTAGATGAAACTTTCACAGTAGAAGTTGAAGAAGAAGTTACGGAAGAAACAAAGATACCAGAAATGTTGGAAATATTTGTAAATGGTGGTGGAGTTAAACGGGTTGAAAAATCTATCAATGAACTAAAAGATGATTTTAGCAAAGAATTTTGGTTGAAAGATGGAGATACAATGACACTCATCTGGAAAGATGGCGAATTAGTAGGTGATGAGTAATGGCTAACAGAGAAGAAACAATCACAGTCGAAGCAACAATGAAAGTTAGATGTAAGTATCCAGTTTGGGTAAACAATCAAATTACTGCAAGTGATGAAAAGGAACGCATTTTAGATTTAATCAGTAACAATCCTGACAAAGAGTTGATGAATGAAGATTTTGAACTAGTTGAATTAATAGAGGTGGAGTAAATGGAATTAGCAAAGAATAGAACGATTGAATTTAAAAATAATAGATTATATTACGTTGTAAAAACTGAAGAACAGAAACACTTATTGCCAGTTGAAGATGTACACGAAGCTGAATATACAGGGACACCATGGAAACTTATCGTAAGACGTATTAAGTATTCTGGTTACAGTCCTGAAGAAGCTTTATTTGAAGAGTACAACGAGCAAGATACAGAAGCGAAAGAGAGAAAAAAACTATATCAATTGGAACATGAGGACAGAATGAGGTTAGTTAGATTAGAACGACAAAAAGAACTTAATCTAAGACGCAAGAAACCTCACTTGTTCGAAGTGCCTCAAGTACACTCTCGTAGTGAATGGTGTAATTACCTTATGGAAAACGACATATTCCCTAGAAAGGTGGTTAGATCATGAGCGTTAAGGACTTGAGTAGAGGTAACACAATTAGAATGCATGGACTTAACGGTGTGGAAGTTACAGCAAAGGTTAAAAATGTATATCGTTTAGTTCATTCAAGACGTGGTGCGGCTAAATGGGTTGCTGATGTAAAAGCGATTGATGGGAAAACTTGGACTATTGATGATAATTACGATTTTTACTCATTACCAGATGAAAATGAAGAAAACAAAAAGACGTTATATGACAAGATTAACCACCCGTCACATTACACATATGGAGAAATAGAAGTAATTGAATTCATAGAACAGGTCACTAAAGATTATAAACCAGAGTTAGCATTTGCCATTGGTAACGCAATCAAATATATCAGTCGAGCTAATCGTAAGAATGGAAAAGAAGATTTAGACAAGGCGCGTTGGTATCTAAACAGAGCATTTGAGAAATGGGAGGGTTAATTACGGTGTATATGTACGAACCATTTATCCACACAGTGACTAAGACAGAACTATCTCACCTGCACAACATTACAGGTATTCCACTCAACACACTTTGGTACCAAAAAGAACGTGGCACATATAACGATAAGCTAAAGTGTTTCTTTACCGACACTATGCCTAGAGTGAATAAGAAACAGGAGTTTAACGAAAGAGTTGTAGCAAAAGATGAAATTTGGAAGTACAGCGATAAGTACGACTTATATGTAAGTAACTTAGGCAGAATGAAAAGACCTGATGGAAAATACAAGTTTGTGAATGGATGTAACGGTATTTCCACAGTCATTTATAAGAATAAGAAGTATCGTGCAGCAGATATTGTATATGAAACGTTTATCGGTAACTTGAAAAACGGATCACACGCATATCCAAAAGATAGTAGGTACAACAACTTTATTGCAGATAACCTATTTCAATCTACATTACAGAAATATAGAGTGTATCGCAGAAATAAAGGCGTATCTAAACCGGTATATCTAGTAGATAGTGACAACAAAATTGTAGAAGAATTCGCAAGTACAGTAGAAGCTGGAAAAGTATTATTCATCGACAGACGCAACATTGCTAGAAAGTGCAACCGTAGATATGTGAGTGACGGATTAATGTATATGTGGGCGGACGAATACGAGAAGATGAACGCATGATACTATCCGACACAATCAACCAACGCTATCGCTACAACACACAAGGTAAGACGCCTACAGAGATACAACAGGAATTACGCAAGTTAGGTGTCAAAGGCTTTGTGGTTAAGATAGCAGGAAACAGAGTGACGATGAAAGTTAGTGAAAACGATATTAAAAAGAACAGGGAGTGTTTGAGATAGATATAAAAAATCATTTATATACTTTCCAAGCTATATGTACCAATGTAGTTGACGGTGACACGATAGATATTTTACTGGATTTAGGCTTCAAGACAACTGCAGAACGTAGAGTGAGGTTACTTAATGTAGATACACCTGAAAGAGGTCAAGAGAACTATAAAGAAGCTACCGACTTTACTAAATCGTGTGTAGAAGGCAAGAAGATATACGTACAGACATACAAGAGCGATGTTTTCGGTAGGTATCTCGCTAATGTGTGGTACGAGAACGGGCAACGTAGTTTGAATGATGAGTTAAGAAATGCAGGGCTTTTGAAAGAGAATTCTAAATGGAATGAGGGATAGTAAATGAACTCAGAAGCTAAGTTTGTATCTAGTGTGATGGACGCTAGATTGAAGAAAGTTAAAAGAGAACGTGACGCTTACAAGAAACAACGTGATGAACTCATCAATGATATGGTAGAAACAAAGAGGAAAGCAAAGGCGTTTGATGAGATAGATGATTTAATTGTTAACGGGACATTAAAAGATAGAGAGCCAAATGCAATATTTCAAAACATCTGTCATGTAATTATAAATTTAAAGGAGCGTTGCAGTGATGTGGAAATTTAAAGAGTTTAAAGACTATGATGTAGAAACAAATATGAGTGCAATAGATCAATTAGAAATACATTTTAAAAAGTATAAAAATACTGAGGTTGTTGGATATACTGTTAACCATTTTGAAAACTTAAACAATAAAGAGAGAACTTATATATTAGTTAAATATCTAGTTTAAAAATATAGGAGTGTAATGTTTTGAAATTAAAATTAAAGATAGAGATAAACGACGAAGATTTGTTAGAAGGTGTTGGGTTTCATAGAGAAGTGAATAAAGATGCAAAGGCAGCAAGTAAAATAGATAGTTTAAATGAACTGTTTGGTATGGTTTTAGTGAGATTAGTAAATTTGCGACATGAAACTATGGAAGATCCTAACAATTGCAGTGGTAAAGATATAAGAAAAAGTATAGACGATTTCATAGATAATATAAAAGAAACAATAGAAGATTTTAAGGAGGAACAATAAATGACGGTGTTCCATGTATTGGTGCTAATTATAATTGGTGCATTTATTGCAGACTATGTAAGGTTGCGTAAGGAAAAAGCTAAATTAAGAGTTAACGTAAGTATTCTTGCTGAGCATGTTATGAAAGATTACGGAGCAGAGTACACATATAAACTTATCAATTACAAGGAGGAACAGTAAATGACAAATACATTAGAAATTAAATTATTATCAGAAAACGCTACTATGCCAAAGAGAGATAGATTAGATGCTGGTTATGATATTTATTCAGCAGAAACAGTAATACTTGAGCCACAGGAAAAAGCAATAATCAAAACAGATGTAGCAGTAAACATTCCTGAAGGGTATGTAGGGCTATTAACGTCAAGAAGTGGTGTGAGTAGTAAAACACATTTAGTGATTGAAACAGGCAAAATAGATGCAGGCTATCAGGGTAATCTTGGGATTAATATTAAGAATGATGCGCAATATAGTGACACTGAAGCGATTTTTTATTTTGATATAGAAAACAAGATTTGTTTCGAGGGCGATACAAAACCAGTTGAAACTTACAAAATCAACAAAGGAGATAAACTGGCACAACTCGTTATCGTACCTATTTGGACGCCAGAGTTAAAAGAAGTAGAGGAGTTTAGCAGTGAGTCAGAGAGAGGAGAAAAAGGCTTTGGATCAACAGGATTCTAAAGACATATACGAAAGAGTAAAAGAGGTGCTGGGGAAGTGAAAGGCATTACTTCAACAATACTGTCTTTATTATTCATTTTCACTTCTATTGTATTTGGTATTACAGCAATATTTGCAATATGTTTATTACTTACACGCGATTGGATCGATGCTTTAATAATATTTATTTTATTAATAATTTACACAATTTTACCTGAATAAGGAGTGATACTATGTCACAATACTTAATCAGAGAGTTTACAGATAGCACAGGCCATGTACACAAGCACATCGAGCAAGCAAGATTTAATGAGAAAATGACACTTGTAGAAGCAGATAGTAAGGAAGAGGCGAACATAAAACGAATACAATCCATAAAATTACCTGATATAACGTTGGAAGATAGATTGAAAGGTATTGTTGGTAGATTTTTTAGAAAATGATTAGGAGTGAATGAGATGATAATTTATTTGCCGCATTATAATAATGGAGAAGAAACTTGTGACAATTCACATGGCATAAGTGATAAAGCGTATACATCTTTAGAAGACGCTATACAAGAGGTAAAAGAACTAGGATATGTTATACAAGAAGATAAAAGCGATGAGATTGAACTTATGGGTTTTCCAGATATTGAAATAAACAGTGAAATTTTACCATTTGCTTTTTATAAAGAACCTTTTGAAAGATATAAAAAAACACCAACTTACTCTTTTGATGATAGAGAATTTGCGTTTATTAATAAAATAGAATTAGTGGAGGGAGAAACTAGTGATTAAACGTATATTAAAGATTTGGTTTACTATCGCTATGTATGAGTTAGGTAAATGGATTGGTAGAGAGTTGTATTATAAGTTGACTGCAAACGATGAGGTGAAAGTGCCTAAGGACTTCGACGTGAATGACCATGCTCATTTAAATGAATTATGGAAAAAGGTATTTAAATGACTTGGTGGATAGTGATTATTCCAGTTATGTATCTCGTTTGGTTGTGTGTAAAGAGTAAGGGAGATTTTAAATAAATGGAGGTAAAAGATGGATTTGAGAAAATCAACGCAACGTTATTTAGAAAGTGAATTAAGTAATTACAATCATATAGACAGAGATATTAAACGAGTGAGAGAAGAAGTATTAAATCCTTGGCAACCGACTGACACGAATATTGGTGGAGATAGAACACATAGCAATGTTAGTGTTACGGAAATAAAAGCAACTCGCATTGTAAATGACAGACGTCTATCTCAATTGGCCAGAATGAAATCAGCAATAGATATTGTATATCAAACAAGTAGTAAAGAGAGTCAACAGCTCATGGATATATATTACTTTAAAAAGCCTAGAACATTAAATCTTACAGGTGTTGCTCAAGAAATATGTGTGAGCAAATCAACAGCTTATGAGTTGAGAAAAGAAATACTTATTAGATTGGCAGATGAGTTAGGTATTATGCATTAGGAGTGAGGATATGAAAGCTATAGAGATTTTAGAAGCAATATCAACAAAAATAAAAGAAGGGGAATATGTAGGTAATATTGGTATTATTGTTCAAATAAAAGATGATGAAATGTTAGAAGAAGGGAAGAAAGCTAAAAGTATTTTAGAAGCATTCGCCGAAAGAGTAGAATTAAAAGTAGTAGAAGCTGGTAACTATCAATTATCACAATTTCCAAACAACGACTATCCAGTTTTTCGATTAACTGCTGGACCGTTTGGAAAAAATCTGGAAAAATAACGTCACTAACACTGTTATTATGATATTGTAAGTTATTAAACGACTTACTCATGTAAACCTTTCTATTTTTATTCCTTTCAAATGATCGAACATAATTTTTCTCCTATGAACCTATCCGATAGACAATTCGGGTAGGTTTTTGAATTTTTTTATTTTATTGCATATAATTTGGTTATTAAATGTAAAGGAGAATATTAATATGGGAGAAAATAATACTTCGGAAGAACGTCGTTTATTCGAACATAAAAAAGTAATGGCTCAAGCAGAAGTTATAAATAAAAAGTTTGGAGTAAATAGAAGTGTACCTGTACCGTCTGTACTTAATTTTGTTAAAGAAAATAATATGCTTCAAGAAATGAAAAACAAAGAAGCGAGAATTAAGTATGAAAATAATGAGTATTTGAAAAAAGTTTCTGAAGATTTAGCTGTTATAAAAGTAGATATAAAAACCATCGCTAACAGCATGATAGCTGTTAATAAACAGTTACAATTATTAAATGATATTTTAAACGAAAAAGAGTTGAAGTTGGTAGATATTAAAGATGAAATAGATACAGAAAATAGATTGCTAGCGGATATATATGAAACTTTAGCTAGTTTAAAAATCGATGATGAAACAAGTAGAATTAAATCGAGCGGGGACCTGTTAAGCGGTTTTTCTGATGTAACAACTTTAGTAACAAACTTAACTACTATTATCAGTATAGTCTCTGGAAATAATTAACGCCTAAAAAGGCGTTTTTTTATGTAGAAAAATAAAGCTATTAGCGTGAGAGTTGGTGGTAAATGAGATGAACGGACTGAATATAAAACAACAACGATTTGCAGATGAATATATTAAGAGTGGTAATGCAACAGATGCTTATATTAAAGCTGGTTATTCTAAAAATAAAGCTAATACTAACGCAACTAAACTACTACAAAATACTACAATTAAGAATTATATCAACAAACGTATTAAAGAGGTACAAGAAGAAAGTTTAATGAGCATTACAGAGGCGTTAGCATTATCGGCATCTATTGCAAGAGGAGAGCCACAAAAAGCGTACACTAAACGATATGATCATTTAGAAGGTGAAGTGGATAAAGAGGTAACTTATACCATTACACCTAATGTGGAAGAACGCCAGCGTTCATTAGATCATATCTTAAAAGTACATGGTGCTTATATTGATAAGAAAGAAATCACTCAACGTAATATCGAAATTAACATAGGTGATTATGATGACGAGTCTTAAACTTAATTTTAATAACCCAGAGAAAGTGTTTAACAAGAATATCTTCGAAATACTTACTAATTATGATAATTTCACTGAAGTACATTATGGTGGAGGTTCTAGCGGTAAATCGCATGGAGTTATTCAAAAAGTTGTGTTAAAAGCGTTGAATAAGTGGAAGTATCCTAGACGTATACTTTGGCTTAGAAAGGTACAGTCAACGATAAAAGATAGTTTGTTCGAAGATGTTAAGAGTTGCTTAATTGATTACGGTATATGGGATATGTGCCAATGGAATAAAACTGATAATAAAGTAGTGCTTCCTAATGGCGCTACATTCTTATTCAAAGGTTTAGATAACCCAGAGAAGATTAAATCAATTAAAGGTATCTCAGACATTGTTATGGAAGAAGCTTCTGAGTTCAAACTAAATGATTACACACAGTTAACATTACGTTTAAGGGAGAAAAAACATATGAATAAACAAATATTCTTAATGTTCAACCCAGTATCTAAATTGAATTGGGTATATAAGTATTTCTTTGAACATGGCGAAGATATGGAAGGTGTAATGATACGCCAATCTAGTTATAAGGATAATAAGTTTTTAGATAAAATCACTCGCGAAAACTTAGAAATGTTAGCTAGAAGAAATCCAGCATATTATAAGATATACGCTTTAGGTGAATTCGCTACTTTAGATAAGTTGGTATTTCCTAAGTACGAAAAACGATTACTCAATAAAGATGAGTTGAGACACCTACCTTCATACTTTGGACTTGACTATGGTTATGTAAACGATCCCAGTGCATTTATCCACTGTAAGATAGACGCTAAAAGTAAAAGGTTATACATCATCGAAGAGTATGTTAAAACTGGTATGTTAAACGACGAAATAGCAGAGGTTATCAAACGCTTAGGTTACTCTAAAGAAGAAATATTTGCTGATTCGGCAGAACAAAAGAGTATCGCAGAAATGCGCAAACTAGGTATAGAACGTATTAAACCTGCACAAAAAGGTAAAGGTTCTATCATGCAAGGGCTACAATTTCTTATGCAATTCGATATAGTGATTGACGAGCGTTGTTTCAAGACTATTGAGGAGTTCGATAATTACACGTGGAAGAAAGATAAAAACACTGATGAATATATGAATGAACCAGTAGATACTTACAATCACTGCATCGATTCACTACGCTATTCTTGTTCTAAATTTTATAAACAGAAACCTAAAAAGAAATCGCCACTTAAAAAATCTATAAACACCATTAAATCTATGGGCTTATAAAGGAGGTAACACATGGCGCACGTAAACAATTTCGAAAGAGATATTGAACGACGACAAATGCGTGATGAGATATACAGACGTGACGCAGTTGAAACTTACAAATACGATGGTACAACACAAGACTTGTTAGATAATCCTAACGACATCAGCGACTTCATTCGTCATCATTTAGAAGCACAAGTGCCTAGACTTCAAATGTTAGATGATTACTATCAAGGTTTGAACTTTAACATCATGCGAAACAAAAGGCGGAGAGAGAAACACTTAGCAGACAATAGAGCAGCGCATGACTTCGCTTCGTATATCACTGACTTTATTAATGGCTATTGTTTTGGCCATGCAATACAAGTGCAATCAGATAAAGAGATGACACAAAGTAAATTAAATGAGTTACACAGTCTTAACGATGTAGATAGTCACAATCGCTCGTTAGGTTTAGACTTGTCTATCTTTGGTAGAGCTTATGAATACATTATACTTAACCAAGAAGATGAGGTTAGATTTTACAAATCAGATCCACGCAATACTTTCGTTATATATGACACAAGCGTAGAGAAGAATAGTTTAATGGCTGTTAGATACTGGAAGGTAGCAACAGAAGATAGCGTAGAGT